TTGTGACATATCGAAACTTGCTGCCTTCAACTTCTTATGGTTTCATGGATTCTGGTTGGAAATATACATACGATAAGTACAATGACGTTTATCGATACATCCCACTTAACGGTGCAGTTGGTGGTACAATGGCATTAACGGATTCAGTACGTGATCCTTGGTGGTCTCCAGCTGGATATAATCGTGGTAATATTCGTAACAGCGCGAAACTTGCTTATAATCCTCGCAGAACACATCGTGATTTACTTTATAAAGCAGGTGTTAACCCAGTTGTTACTTTCACAGGTGAAGGTACTGTTCTATATGGTGATAAGACAATGCTCACACGGCCGTCAGCATTCGATAGAGTTAACGTTCGTCGTCTATTCATAGTATTAGAAAAGTCTATCGCGATTGCGGCTAAGTACATGCTCTTTGAATTCAACGATGGGTTTACCCGCGCACAATTCAGAAATCTTGTTGAACCGTTTCTGCGTGATGTACAGGGCCGTCGTGGTATTTACGACTTCCGGGTAGTATGCGATGAAACAAATAACACATCAGAGGTTATTGACCGTAACGAGTTCGTAGGTGATATTTACATCAAACCTGCGAGAAGTATTAATTTTATCCAGCTTAACTTTATTGCTGTTAGAACTGGTGTTGAATTTGACGAAGTTGTTGGTCGGTTCTGAAAATACGTTTCTTATAAATTGACTTAGGGGCAGAGTGTCCCTAAGTCATTATAGGAGACTAATATGGAAAAGTTTGGATTTGTGTATATTTGGAGAGATGCGAAAATGAAAGAATATTTTAAAAAGAATCCAAAAAAGCTTTATGCATAAATACTTACAACTAAAGAAATAACTCCCAAAGGAGAATAAGAAATGGCATTTGCAATCAACGACTTCTACAGCGCACTAAAGTTTGGCGGCGCCCGTCCTAGTCTATTCGATGTTTTAATTACATGGCCAGGCAAATCTTTACCTAATATTCAATTCATGTGTAAAGCTACATCAATTCCCGGTGTGACGATGGCCGCAATCCCTCAGCCATATTTTGGTCGTGAACTTAAGTTTGCTGGAAACCGTACATTTGATGATTGGTCAACAACAATCATTAATGATGAAGATTATGCGGTTCGTAAGGGTCTAGAGGCTTGGTCTGAAGCATTAAACGGTTTCGTGAGTAATAGAAGAGCTTCTGATCGAGTAACAACAAGTTCTTATAAAGGCATAGGCACAGTTAATCATTACGGAAAGACTGGCAATATAATTCGTACATATGAAATTATTGGACTTATACCAATCACTATTGCACCAATGCCAATGGACTGGTCAACAGATGAAATTCAAAGCTTTGAGGCGACGTTCTCAGTTGATTATTGGAAAACAAAAGACACTACAAGAGGAACTGATACCGTTCTTAGACAAGCAATATTTAGTGATCAAGCTCCCGAAGAATAACGTTTGAATGCACCATAAAAAAAGGGGCAAAGCCCCCTTTTTTTGTATATAAATATATGATTATGGCACTGGGATGATTAACATATGAAATTATTTGGATTTCAAGTTTCGCGTGAGGACGAAGATAAAAACCAAGAAAATTTAGAGTCTTTTGTTCCTAAAGATCTTGATAGCGGTGCTATTGAGATAGCGGCTGATGGTGCTTCTTATTCTACATATGTTGATTTTGAAAATAAGTCAAAACATGAGGGTGAGTTAATTACCAAATATCGTGAAATGTCAACTCAGCCTGAGTGTGACATAGCGATTCAAGATATCATTAATGAAGCTATCGTTTCTAGTGATGATGGAGACATCATTGAGATCAACGTAGACAAGTTGAAATATTCAGCTTCAATCAAAAAGAAAATTACCGATGAATTCCATAACATCCTAAAGATTTTAGACTTTAACAATAGGGCTTATGAAATATTCCGTCGTTTCTATGTTGATGGCCGTTTGTATTATCACATAGTAGTTGATGTAAAAAAGCCGAAGGAAGGTATCAAAGAGCTTAGATATATCGACCCGCGGCGTATTCGTAAGATGCGTAAGTCTATTAAGAAGAAAGACCCCGTAACAGGTATGGATTTGTATGTTGGTAACAAGGAATTCTTTCTATATAATTCTCAGGGTGTATATAATTCTCAGGGTGCTGGTGTAGGCATAGGTGGTATATCAACTTCATTTCCTATCGCGGTTGATTCGGTTTGTTTTGTGCACTCTGGATTAATGGATCCCCGTGGTGCAACAATTTATTCTCATCTTCATAAGGCTATTAAACCACTCAATCAGTTGAGTGTACTTGAAGACGCAACAGTAATTTATCGTCTTACTCGAGCACCAGAACGTCGTGTATTTGAGATCGATGTTGGTCAGTTACAGAAAGGTAAGGCTGAACAGCATGTTCGTGACATGATGATTAAACATAAGAACAAAGTTGTTTATGACGCTTCGACTGGTAAGGTAAAAGATGACCGACGCTTCATGACAATGACCGAGGACTATTGGTTCCCATCCAGAGATGGTCGTGGAACTAAGGTTAATACAATTCCTGCTGGACAGAATCTAGGTCAGATTGAAGATGTTGAATTCTTCCAACAGAAGATGTATAAATCATTAAATGTGCCTCTATCAAGATTGCAACAAGAGTCTACATTTAGCATGGGTCGTGGTTCCGAGATCACTCGTGACGAAGTTAAATTCAGTAAGTTTATTGATCGTATCCGCAATGATTTCTCGGAAATGTTTGATTTCATGCTTGAGATGCAACTTAGCCTTAAGGGCATCATTAATCGTTCTGAATGGGCATTAATACGTCAAGAAATTGCATATGACTTTCAAAACGATAATCATTTCACAGAACTAAAGGAAGCAGAAATTTGGCGCGAGCGCGTAAGTCTTCTTGACTCAGTTGATGCGTATGTGGGTAGATATTTCTCAACTGAGTGGGTACAGAAAAATGTACTTAAGTTTAGTGAAGAAGATATAAAGTTAATGGAAAAACAGATGGATGAGAATGGCGATGATGTTCCTGATTCAGAAGAACAACCCGCAAGACCAGTAGAATCTGAACCACCCGCGCCTCCTGCTGAGCCTAGTCCACAACCCGAACCTCCACAACCCGAACCTCCACAAACAGGTGATAACAAACCTACAAAGACAGAACAAAGTTTCGTTCGAGATGAGCTAGAGGAAGAACTTAAAATAAGTGAAATAGAACTAACCGAAAGTTTGAATAAATTTCTACAGGAACAATTAAGCGATGAAAATATCTGAGGCGAAAATATTTGCTTCGGTGCTTGCACTATTTGAAAAACAGAAAGGTAGACTGAAGCAAGATATTATAGAAGAAATTGAAATACCTGAAGCTGTTTCTATAACAGGACCTTCTGGATCTAAGGGTGACGAAGGCGTTCCGGGCCGCGATGGTGTTGATGGAAAGGATGGAGAAAATGGTGATAAAGGCGATACTGGCGACAAGGGAGATCGAGGCTCTGATGGAGCAGATGGACAGGATGGAACTGCTGGTAAAGACGGGGCTCCTGGTGAATCAGGACTACGTGGCGATTCTGGGAATGATGGTAAGGATGCTAGAGATGGCACTGATGGAACGAATGGAAAAGATGGAGACAAAGGTAAAGATGGAGAACCTGGAGCAGATGGGCGAGATGGAGTAAGTGGTAAAGATGGCTTACAAGGTACCAAAGGTGAACGTGGACTTAAGGGTGAACGTGGACTTAAGGGAATTAAAGGTGATAAGGGCGAAATTGGCATCTCTGGTGAAAAGGGAACTAAAGGAGATACTGGAGCTGACGGAAAGGACGGCGATGCCGGTGTTGACGGAAAGGATGGTACTGGATTTAATGAAAATGCTTTTAAGTTACTCAAAAGAGAATTTAACCACTTCCGGGATATTAGCAACAGACAAATGGCATCAATGGGCGGCGGTGGTTCGACCAGAATACTCGACATGGATGACGTTAATTTTAATTATCCCAGTCAACTCGCCAATAATGATATCTTAACATTTGATACAAATTTAGAGAAATTTACTGCACTTAACATCGCAACTATTATAAATAACGTAAAGACACAAATAGATTTAGAAATGCAATATGATAGATTAATTGAAGAAGTAATTGTAGGTGCTAACACATATACATACATTGGGCAAGCTGTTCCCGGATCGGTTAGGGTAGATACTGTCTGGCGGATTAAAAGAATTGCTGAATATGCAAACGGCACGATTGAAGATGCTTGGTCAGACGATAGTGACTCATTTGTGAAAATTTGGAACGATAGAACAACCTATAACTATAACATATAAGGTAGGAGAAACAAATGGCAAACCTAATCATTGACCCAGATTTCCTTTCTCAAGGAAATACATCTGTATGGTCAACAACAAATCCAGGGCAAAGTAATATTCCCGTAACATGGACATCAGTTGCAACAACAACTGGTACATTTGCTAATGCAACAGTTGCAACAATTCCATCATTCGACATTACTGATCATTTCGAAGTTAGAAATGCTACTGTAGCAAATAATAATGGTCTTTACATTGTTACTGGTGTTAATACCGATCAGCAAAGTTATGAAGTAACCAAAGTTGCTGGTACAATTGGTTCTCTTAATGAAACTGTAAATGATACGGGTGCATTCATTCTTGGTTCAGACGCAGTCACTGGTAACAACACACCGGGAACAGCAGCAACCGCAGGTGCAACTGGTAAATCAGTTTACTTCGACACATTCAATAAGAAGATTTGGCTTATTCGTCAGGGTAACCTCGGCGATGCTGGTGTTACACTTCAGGCTCTTTATTCTTTCACAAAAGAAGAATGGAAAAACGATCCATATCTAATTCAGTTCGACTTCCCATTCACAGCTATTACACCTGAACAGTTTGAAACTTCGCAAGCGTGGAGATTCTACGATACAGCTGTTGATTCAAGTGAAGTATTATCTGGTGTTCGTTTTCCAAGAGATCTTATCCGTACTGGAGGATGGTCTGAGTTTAACGAAAATGATACAACAGAACTTATTCAACAGTATACTGGTGTTATTACACTTGGTACATTTGAAGATGATGCAGAAGATCTTGCTTATACACAGTACGGAACAGATCCAACCGATGCCACAGCAAAAGATCCTTTCGTCTTTAACGGACCTGTAAATGAAGCTGTTCGTGTATATGCTATCGCTACAGCTAACAATTCATCAACAACATCTGATGGAAGTACTGGTGATGTAACAAACTTCGACTTTGCTACAAACAGTATTACAAGAACCGGTGGGAATTGGTTTGTTGATGGTTTTAATGTTGGTGGTGGAGTTGATGTTGTATCCGCTGGTTCTACCGACAACGAAGATTTGGGCACAACAGCTATTACTGCATTAACAAGTACAATATTAACAGTTGCGGACACTCCTTTTACAGCTAATGCTGCTGATACCTATGCTCGCGTTGCATACGATAACCGTTCGGCTATTAACTTGTTTCTTCGCGGCAATACTGCCCCGGGTTCAACTTCAGAATCTAAGTCTTACGACGCTTCTGATCTAGGATCTATTGGTGTAACCACTGTGCAGAATCAGGTGTATCGATTCCCGCTTACCAACTCGTTGGACGCTAAGATTGCTACAAGTGATACTGATATCACAGGCAGCTCACCATTCACAGAGATCCGTATCAACTATTTCCCTGCTGGTTTTAATATCGTTGTCGATGCACCACGTACATTCGGTATTGTAATCGATGCTGGTACATGGTCAGGTATTGATGGTGTAACATCTGGTGCTGGTTCTGCGCTTACTACCGCAACAGCTGGTATTCCCGGTACGACTTATGATGGCGGTACTCTTACTATTCATAATGGTGATGACGCGGGTGATTACACAATTACTACCGCGACTGGTGGTACTGTAAATATTTCTACTACATTCCCTACAGGTGATACCATCGAATCATTCACGCTACAGAGAGCTGTACCTCTAAATCCAACGATTGAACAGATCTACAACAAAGTTCAACATCAGTTGAGACTAGATAGTACTATCAATGATGTAAATGGTGGCGGCGTTGTCACTGGTTCAACAGCTGATGAACTACTTGCCTTCGTTGGTGATGCTATTACTGCTGGTTCAGCAAATTCACCTCCTGAAAATCCAGAGGGTGGTGGTACTGGTGTTACAATCGTTGGCTTCAACATTAACGATACAAACGATACCACATTTATTGATAACTCTAATGCGCCACGTAACTTCCCATTCCTTGCTTCTGGTAATATTACCTTTAATAACAACCTTGATGCTGATACGGATGCTGCGTTCTGGATGTTCTATGATCATACGCACCGTCGTTCGTTGGTAAATGCTACTGTTACACCAACTACTGGTTTTGCTGCTACTATTGGATGTGATGCAGGTACTGCATTGACTGCGTTTAATCAAATCACCCCTGGTGCGACTGGCCCAACAAGTACGCAGCTATCAGTTGATGATTATGTTCGTGTTTCTGGTTTTGCTAATATCGAGAATAATGGTATCTGGAGAATTACCGGAAGAACGGATACATCATTAACAGCAGTTAAGGTTGATGGTGATACACCAGTTGCAGAAACTGCCGTAGCGTCGGGTGTAAAGGTTGATGAAGATCCGCTAGATACACCAGATGCAATCATTGTTAACGACAACAAAGCTGTAGCAATTGGTAATAAGACCGTTGATGCTACTGTTGCATTCGATTATGATTTCACAAATAACAATCAGGGCAGTCGAATTGCTTCCACTAACGCATTGTATGGCACAGGTGGTAATCCTGGTAATGATGCAACAGTTGTTGTTCGTGCGATTGGTTTGGCGGGTTCTCAGTTTACAGAAGTTGAATCAACCATTACACGAGCATCTGGACAGTCTATCTCGGTCGTTGGTGGTCAAGAACGTAACTATTCTAACCCAGT